TAGAATCAGAATCAGTAGTTTCAACTTTTTGTGTATCCAAGCTTGTCCGCGGATACTTAAATCTAAAAATGGCAATTTTTAGAAGTTCTTGCCAATCCCGCTCAACGATTGCTAATTCTTCCTCAAGTGTCCATTCATCCGCGGTAATACGTGCCAAAAAAGCATCGTATATTTTGAGAAAGGGAGTAGCCATAAATTATTTCTCTTCGACTTGATGTTTTACAGAAATAGCCTGAACTACATCAATACCACAATATTTCTTAATAAGAGCGGTAAAAGCATTATCTGTAATGTTATTCTCTACTACATACTGCACAATGGTATCTTTTGCCGCAGAAGGTGCAATTTTAATATAATTAGCAAAAGCAGTAATATCACGATCATTAAGCATCTTAATAATTTCATCACGACTCATTACATTAGTTGGAGTTTCAATTACTGCACGATCTTCCGCAACACCATCAATCTTAATGTAACCGCCGCGAATCATGTTCTGAACACCAGGCTCATACATTAAATCTTCATACTCGGTAGGCGTTAAAGTAATAACACGATTTGGTGCGAGACTACGACTTCTCATAGTACCATCAGAAGTACCAATAACAACAGTAGCAGAACTAATATTCTTTAAAGTAATTTTTGCCATAATAATTTCCTCCTTTAACTCTAAAAGAAAAATGGGGCGGGCGAGATTCTCACCCACCCCATTGAAGTGATTTTATTTATTTATATTAAATTATGGATGTGCCTTTTGATAAGCACTAGCAATAGCAGAATCTAGATTATCATTGTAATCCTTCCAGCCATCGGCATCAATACCAGCATTGTAGTAAATGCCCCAATAGTTAGGAGTGCCAATCATACCAATACCAACCTTTAGATAACCCTGTAAAGTAACTTGATTGTCACCTTCATGATCATCCCAAGTACGGAAATATGGAGAACCTTCAAAGCCTAGCTTAATAATCTTTTCTTTACCCGCAGGCATTACGTATGCGAAAGAAGGATTCATAACTAACTTTTCATTCTTTTCATCAGTATAAGACTGTGGCATTACAACAACTGGAGTCCCACGGAACTTACCAATATAACCACGATCACGAACTTCAAGCATATCCTGATCGGAAATCTTGGTAGTATTATTATAAACAATAGCATTTACCATCTCTGCGGCAAACTCTGGAGTGCAGTAAATAATTGGATCACCATAAGCAGCAACTACATTACAAAGCTTAACCATAGAAGCTGGGTCAAAGCTAGAAGCAATAACCTTATTCTTTGCTGGACGACCAGCCATGTTCCAAGAACTTAGAAGCATTTCCTGAACCATTTCAAAAATACGGTCAGTAATACCCTGTTGAATAATCTCATAAATATCAGTCATGTTCTCTAAACCATCGAGATAACGCTCGAAGTCTACATAACCGGCTCCACCGATAGCCTGTGGATATACGTCAAACTTATCGCGGTCTAGACGGAAGGTTTCATAGTTACCAGATTCGGTAGCACGAGTAACAAACTGACGACCACGCTGCTTGCCACGAGTTACACGGAACTCTAAACGAGAACCTTGTGGTACACGGATAATTTCTGTAAACATATCTAGAGCGCTCTGAATATTACGTGGTAGAACTTCCTCTAGATTCTGAGATAATAATTCAAATAAATCAATCTTATTACGCTCAAACTTATAACGATTTAAACGGCCCTTATCATCGCAAAGTAGCTTGGTTAGCTCGTCACGAAGAGCAGCCTCATAGTCATAATTTTCGGCAGCGAACTCAGCAGGAACCTTGCGGCCGAAAACACCATTCATTAGAACTTGTAGCTTATTCATAGTTCGCACCTCCTATTATAGACTGATAATCTGATACTTAACGCCCTTTTCGCCGTTAGGTACAGTGTAATATTTTACAATGCGGCCATAAATACCAGCATAACCATTTGGTAGAGACTTGACAATTTGTGGGACACACTTAACATCATCTTCTCCACTAGGAATAATAACATAAGCCTTATTTGTGCCACTTAGATCGCCACTTAAATAGGTATCTAGAGCATCAAAATCAGCAAAAGCAGCGCCTTGACCAGCATCATACTGTAGGCAGTTAGTAGTTACGGTATCACCGATACCTAGTAAACCAACACGAGGATAGTCGCCAGCAACCTTGCGGCCAAAACGTGCTAGACCATAATGATAATCATCATATTCCTTTTCAGCGGTGTATACAATACCAATAGGCTTGTCAGTAGCAGCAGCTGGAGCAGCAATAACGCCAGCAGCCTTATCACCTACAACCCACATACCATTCTCACAAGGAGCATCGATTGTAAAATCTTCAGATAGTGGAGTCTGAGAAACTACCATACCAGTCTTTGGGAAAGCTACCTGATTAAGCTCTAAGGTAGCATATAGCTTCTCGCCTGGGCGATACTTGCTAGAATAGCTATTAGCACTTGTTAGTGGAAATCTCTTCATAGCCATAATAATTTCCCTCCTTAATCTATACGATATTTTTCCATGAATAATGCGAATTGAGCATGTTCTGGATCTGGTAGTGGTACTTTCTTAACTTCATTACCAGCCATTTGTTTATTAGCAAAAGCAATTGCTAATTTGCTCTCTAATTCATCATAAGAAAAGTCATTAGCCTTCTCTTTAATATCACTAATTTCCTCTTCTTTCATTACTTTTTCGTATTTCTTTATTAATTCATTTTTACGATTATTTTCAGCTTCTAAGGCTTGATTTGTGTAAGTCTGTAAAGAAGTCTGTAGTTCTTCGTTCTTAGAGCGAAGAGTTTCAAGCTCTGTATTGGTTGAGGTTTGGAACTGTTCAAGTTCTTCAATGCGAGCTTGTGCTGCGGAGTAATCAGATTGTAACTGATTATAGGATTCCTGTAGTTCATTAAATTTGGTTTGTAAAGCTTCAAATTCAGAAGGTTCCTCTGATACTGGTTTTTGAACTTCTGATTCAACCTCAGCTGGTTTTTCCTCAAAATTTTCTGTAGCTGGAGCTTCTGTAACTTCAGGCTCAACAGTTTCTTGAGTTTGCTGAAACGTATCTTGTACTTCTTCCTGTACTTGAGGATTCTCAACCTGTTCTACAGTTTCCTTGTTTTCAAACTCATTCATTGGTTGTTCTCCTCCTTCATTATTTTTTTCAGCCTCTTCTACTTGTGCTTTGAGGTTAAACAGAAGTGAAGAGAACTTCTCATATTGTGATTTATATATGTCATCATTCTTAGAAAAGAATGAGGATACCGAAAAACATGGTTCGTGCTCACCAATTACGCAGAAGCCAAGCATCTTTGCTTTAGTATAAACAAAGTATTCTTGACCTTCAATCATTGTCCAATCGCCGTCAATAGAAAGTGGATCAAGCTCCATAGATTGATTTTGGCCAAAAATCTTTTTTGCTTCTTCATAATAATCAGTAAAAAGCACTACTGAAAAAACTGCGTATTCTCTTGTAACGCCATCTGTATCTTCAAATGGCTCCCAACCAAGGAAATTTTCTACATAACCATAGCCATTAGCTAAAGTTGGGCCGCTATGAGAGGCCCAGCTTTCAGTTGCTGGGTCAAAGAAACCAACTACGGGAGTAGTACCTTGAGTAGCAGATTCTATTAACTGATTAGCTACTGCTTCAGTAATATAAGAACCATTTCTATTACCGTATTTAGTAAATACTCGTACCTTTAAGCGACCAATATTTGGGTTACTTTCAGATATTCCTTGAAAGGGAGAATCAATTATTACGCTATCAAAATAAATAGGTATTTGCTTTTCCATAATTATTCTCCTTACCCAGCAGCTTTAATATTAGCTTGAGTTTTTTCAGATTTTTGTTCGTCAGGGAGTTCAGGACGACCTCCCTTATTATTCAAGTCACCGCTCTTTTGTGTATTTCCTGTTTTTTGTCCCGAAGAATTATTTTTTTCTTCATTAGCAACTTCTCCACCTGGAGTAGTATAAGAAGATTGTAATGGAATCATTTTTTCTGACATCTTTAAGAAATCATTTTCAAATTCCATTAAACTAATTTGATCGCGTTGTTTAATACCCATTACAACGCCCGCGAACATTTTAGAATAACCATACTGTGCAGATCGGAAATAATTTTGTTGAATATCTTGTCTATTAAAAACTGTAGTAGGCAAAATTTCAAAATCAAAAGTTAATCCTGGACGAGAAAACTTACTATTTAAATGAAATTTAATCCATGTTTCGTAAACATTCAAATAAGAAATCATTAAAGCTTCGTCTTTTTTAATAGTATAAGCTAATGTAGAACTGCCATCAGCATTAAATAATAAAGAACTTCTGCCTAAGAAATCATAAGCATTATCACGATATTTTTTAATTCTATCATTTGATTGTGCGGCCGCGGAAGTATCTTGTAGACTTTCTAAATTAGTATCTCCAAAAGTAGTTAAAACATCTACTGTATCTGTTCCACTTAGCATCGCTGCGACAGAAGCGTGCATTTCTGCGGCCTCTTCTAATGGGAATACTAATTCACCATCATCTATAGGCATTTGTTGAATTAATAATTTATATAACTCATTTTCATCACGTTTTTCTTCACGCCCAACAGCATCTTCTAATTTCTTTAACTGTGGAATACTTGCTATTAATAAAGGTGCTTGATCGTTAATAAAAGTAAAACAAATACCACCAGATTCTGCAGGAATCATTATCCAAGGATCAATTAGCTTTTTAGCATTTTCATAATCTCGCCAGGCTTTTTTAACAACTTCTGGAAAACTTTCAACAGCTTCTTCTCGAAGTTCTTCGTCATGTATTCTCTCAAAATAATGTAAATTAAATTCTAAGATAGGAAGATTATTAAAATCCTTAAAACGAGTTCTACAAAATTCTAAAGGCAAATCTTGAATTACTACATCTTCACCATCTTCTCTCAAAATACCATTATATCCACCAACTTTTAACCATTCTTTAGTAATATAATTAAAAGTATTAGGTATATCTAACTTTTCTATAAAAATACAAGCTCTTTCAAAATCTTTAATAATTTGTGCGTGGGAACCTTTACCAGAAGCTAAAACAGGAATTACTACGGTATCATATAAAGGTAAAGAAGCAAGAAAATCTATATTATTTCTATAATCACCATTAGTACGGTAATAAAAATTAGATAATTCACGATAAGCTTCTAATTCACCAGATCGAATAATAGTATTTATTTCTTCTAAAGTAAAATCATCATTGGAAACTCTTTTTCCATTGCGATAACCCCAACGAAGATAAGCGCTTTCTGTTATAGGTGCTCGCGCGAGATTTCTTGTTACTTGTAATCGAAATTTTGAGAAATCATGTTTCTTATTTGTGCCTTCCAAAGTTGTCACCCCCTTTTTCTTGGACTATAAAAAACATATTGTGCAAAATTCTTTTTCTTAGAACGTTTAATCATTTTATCTTCATAATATTTAACTCTATATAAGCCATACTCTAAAGCAGAAAAACGGTCTTTATTTACAGAACTAGAAATTTTTTCTATTTTAAATTGATTTTGCACACCAGTTGGTTTTAATTTTAAATTATTTAATTCATCAACTAATCGAGAAGTCATTTCATAAGGTAATAAATAAACTCGTCTATCAAAAAGAGACATCTTCTTACCTTTATTAGTATGAAGTAATTTATCTTTAACAATCCGTTCATGCGCGAGTAAAGATAATGTACCATTACTTAATTGCGCGAAAAAGTTTGAATGAATCGCGTCATCATTAGATGCACCAGCTTTTATATCATAAATAATAGCGTTGTATTCTGGTAATGGTTCTTCCGATTCATTTTTCTTTTCTGGAGGTAAATGATGCTCGTTATTAAAAGCAAAATAAGCAGGAAATTGTTCTCCGGTTTTTGCGTCAAAAGAAGGAAGAGCCATAGCATCTAATAAACCAATGCCTGGACCATTACCATCAATAACAATTTCTTTAGGATGATATAATTCAATTAATTTCTTTAAACGAGGAGCTTGATCTGTAATGTAGTTAGCTCCATGAATGACTTCTGTATAAATAACATTTTTCTTAAAACCATTTAAATTAGGAATTACTTTAATTACCATAATTGCTGTGTTAGCTTCATATCTGGCAACGTCAACCCCTATCATATAAAAAGTATCTGGATTAGTAGGATTTTCTTGTGCTTTTCGCTCACATTTTAATAGAGTTCGTCGCTTATTAATTCTTTTAGAATCTAACCAAGCCTCTTTACTATTTCCGGTCCAAATTGATAATGATTCACGAGCAAATGAATCTTCACTCATTGTATTAGAATAACGTTGGTCCATTAAGGTTGCTTTATCTAAAAGCCCATAACGTAACGGTACTTCATAAGAAAGACCCCAAACAAAATATTCATTTGGCCGCAAAATAGCGTTCACCGCGCATTCTATTAATTTACTATACATAAACACAGTTTTTTCGCGCGCTGTAGTAATAAATATTTGTGCAGAAGTAGGCTCTTCTGGATTTAAAGTCCCATCTACTTCTCTTCTAGCAACGTTCATTTGAGGTAGTAAAACTTCGTTATAATCTTCTTCTTCAATGGTCGCACATTCTTCTAAAATGCCTGCTGTCGCTCTCAAACCACGACTAGTATCTTTAGAAACAACTGTAATCATACTATCATTACGAAAACGTAATTCATAATAGTTACCACTTTTCTTTTCGCCTTGTTGACCGCCACTTTCACGAGTTTGTAGCTCATTTTTAAGCATAGGCCAATGACGCCAAATTTCATTAAATTTAGCTTCTGCAATCTTAATAACTGTACCTTTAACATCAGAAGAAATAAATATGTTAGAGCCAGGTAATAAGACCGCGCGCACAACAGCACTTAAATAAGCAGTAAAAGATTTGGAAGTTGCACGAGTTGCTGTCCAATAATGGTAACGATAACGCATTGAAGCGCGTAAAGCTATTCGTTGATAGAAAAACAAATGAAAATTTTTCGCGTCATCTTGTGGTTGTATAGCATCTAAAAATAAATCCGGATATATCAACCAATAATTTAAATAACTAGTAAATAATTCCTGATTTGCGTCAAGGAACTCTTTTGTAAGAACAACTCCTTTCTCAATTGGGACGCCATCGCGCAATTCAACTTTTTGAGTAATAAAGTCTGTCATAATAAATCTTGAATCAAAGCTGATTCATCCTCATACTCAATATCAGCAGTTTCATCAAATTCAACAGCTTCATTTTCTATATTTTCTAAACGTTCAGTTAAATTATAGCGTTCCCGCCTATCTTCAACTTGCTCGGAAAAATTGCCTTCATTAATAACTAAACGTTTCAAATAATTTTGTATATTTTGCATACAGAAATCAACGTC